GTGTTTGACTTTGCCATTGTGGATGGCAAGTACGTAGGTGAAGATTATTTGTTCTGCGACCGCGCCGCCCAAATGGGTTTTAAGGTTTACATTGACGTAGACATCAGCTTGCCGCACGTAGGCGCAAACGAATTCAGTCGTAATTTCCGTGAAGAGGTCGTAATGCCTTTGATGGAAAACATTTACAACTCCAAGTTGAAGGTGGCATGATGGCAACAAAGAAAAAAGGCCCATCTCTGGCCGTTGGCCGTGGCGAGAAACTGCCCGTGTCCAAGGGTGCTGGCTTGACGGCAAAAGGTCGTGCAAAGTACAACGCCGCTACAGGCAGCAACTTGAAGGCTCCGCAGCCCCAAGGTGGCCCACGTAAGGATTCATTCTGTGCCCGGATGTCTGGTATGCCCGGGCCAATGAAGGATGAAAAAGGTAAACCAACCCGCAAGGCTGCGGCGCTTGCAAGATGGAAGTGTTAAATGGACTTCAATACTATTTGGTCAGCGACGCTGACTCTTGTAACCACGCTCATCGGAATGACTTTGAAAGAAAAGTTTGCCGAGTTAAAACGCCTTGATATTTTGCTCAACAAAACACGTGAGGAGATTGCCCGTGATTACGTTACTCAAACAGAAATGCAGCGCATTACTGACCACATTGACCAGCGCTTTAACAAGCTTGAAGCAAAGATTGACCAACTTATTCAAGCGGGGCGATGATGCCAAGCAGCAGTAAAAAGCAACACAATTTCATGGAAGCGATTGCACACTCGCCGTCGTTCGCCAAGAAGGTAGGCGTCCCACAGTCCGTGGGCAAAGACTTTTCCAACGCGGACAAGGGCCGCAAATTTTCTAAAGGTGGCAATATGAAAGAAAACATGAAAATGGACAAGGCTCAGGACAAAGCCATGATTAAAAAAGCTTTTAAGCAACACGACATGCAAGAGCACAAAGGCGGCAAGGGCACTTCCTTGAAGCTGGCTAAAGGCGGGTTCACAAAGGCTGCTGATGGTATTGCCACTAAAGGCAAAACCAAGGCTACACAAATCAAAATGATGCGCGGCGGCGCTTGCTAAGGAGAATATTATGGCAACTCGTAAAATGAAACGGTATGACGAAGGCGGCATGGCTACTCCTGACAGATACCAAGACGGAGAGGCTAATTTGGCTGAAATGATGGGGAAAAAAGGTACGATGGAGAGAATGCCAACTATCTCCGACATGCCCCCCGCACGTGAACCTATTCAAAGCATGATGGGCCGTATGCCGAGCCCCGCTGGAGCTATGGCTTCTAAGGTGGCTGGATTGATGGGCCGTATGCCAACCCCGCAGGCTCAAGATACCCCGCCTGAGCGCATCATAGGAGAGCCGATGGAACGCGCAATGCCAATGCCAATGCCACCGCGCAGTGGAGGAATGCGGACTGCTCCCGGTGCAGAACAAAATGACAGAATGGTTGACGCAGTAAAAAACATCATGGCTCGTCGAGGCAGACAACCCATTCGCGCACGAGCTATGGGCGAAGGCATAGGCGGAATGGCTAAAGGCGGTTCCGTATCCAAAGCCTCAAGCCGTGCAGACGGTATTGCCCAGCGCGGCAAGACTCGCGGGAAGATGTGCTGATATGTTAGCCAGTCGCGGAATGGGGGCGATAGCCCCTTCCAAGATGCCCAGCGGAAAAAGAAAAGCCCGCAGGGATGACACCGACTTCACGCAGTATGCTGAGGGCGGTCCGGTCGGCTTGTATGCCAACATCAACGCCAAACGCAAAAGGATTGCCGAGGGTTCTGGTGAGCGCATGCGCAAGCCCGGCGCCAAAGGCGCTCCTACTGCCGACGCATTTGTGCAATCTGCAAAAACTGCAAAGAGGTAATCATGGCTGAGAAATGGATTCAGAAGGCAATCAAAAAACCCGGTGCTTTGAAGAAAGAACTGGGCGTGCCAGCGGGCAAAACAATTCCCGCTAAAAAGCTCGCCGCCGCAGCAAAGAAGCCCGGTAAAATGGGTCAACGCGCACGTTTGGCTAAAACCCTCAAAGGCATGAAATGACCACCTCCGGGACCGCGACATTCAATCTTGACCTTAACGAAATTGTTGAGGAAGCGTTTGAGCGCACCGGTTCCGAGTTGCGTACGGGTTATGACCTGCGTACTGCACGGCGGTCTTTGAACTTGATGTTTGCTGACTGGGCCAACCGTGGCCTGAATATGTGGACGTACGAGCAGGGCTCGATTACGCTGGTCCCGGGTACGGCGACATACGACCTGCCCAATGACACAGTGGACTTGCTGGAGCATGTTATCCGCACGGGCGCGGGAAGCGCGTCAACGCAAGCAGACTTGACCATCACACGTATTAGCGTCTCGACCTACGCCACGATTCCCAACAAGTTGCAGCAAGCCCGGCCTATTCAGGTTTGGATTGATCGCTTATCGCCTACGCCGAACATCACGGTCTGGCCTGTGCCAGACAACTCGACTACCTACACGTTTGTGTACTGGCGGCTGCGCCGCATCCAAGATGCTGGCAACGGTAGCAACACGATGGACCTGCCATTCCGGTTCTTGCCCTGCATGGTTGCAGGCTTGGCCTATTACTTGGCCTTGAAGCTTCCCAACGGCGCTCAGCGTCTTGATGTGCTCAAAGCTCAGTACGACGAGGCTTGGCAGTTGGCGGCTGAAGAAGATCGTGAGAAAGCCGCAGTGCGGTTTGTACCACGCCAGATGTTCATCGGGGGCACGTAATGGGTAATCGCTTCGCATCCGGCAAACGCGCGATTGCGGAGTGTGATCGTTGCGGCCAACAATACAAGCTCAAGAAGCTCAAAGAAGAGATTATTAAGCAACGCAAGTATCAGTTGCTGGTGTGCCCTGAGTGTTGGGACCCCGATCAACCACAGTTGATGCTGGGCACATTTCCGGTAGACGATCCACAAGCATTGCGCAACCCGCGCCGAGACACGACGTACGTGACTTCAGGTGTGAACGCAAACGGAAACTTGTCTGGCGGCTCACGCGACATTCAATGGGGCTGGGCGCCAGTGGGCGGGTCAAGAAGTTTTGATAGCGGATTGACGCCAAATTACTTGGCATTGGGCGCTTTAGTTGGTACAGTAACGGTACAGATAGGAGCTTAACATGGCATACACACGAGCAGCAGACGGCATCGCCAAAAAAGGCAAGACCGATGGTAAGAATTTGGGCAACAGCGGCCCTATGCAAAAAGAAATGATGGGTGGTAAGGGCAAAGCCAAAGGCGTAACCGGCGAAGCCATGCGTAAAGTTGGCCGCAATATGGCCCGCGCCAACAATCAAAAGCGAGGCTAATCATGGCTACATTCAGCAAAAAGATGATGGGCAAGGAAGTTGGCCAAGCCAGCACCTACGCCAAGCCCCACACCATGAACGGCAAAGCTGTCAAGATTTCGACTAACCCCGGTAAAAAGCCCAACCGCAGCAAGCTCGATACCTTGGATGTCAGCGTGGGCGCTGAAAGCAAGTCGGCTGGTGACGAGCAAGTCAAGACCAGCGGCATCAAAGTTCGCGGTACTGGCGCAGCAACTAAAGGCGTAATGGCCCGAGGTCCGATGGCATGAACTATACGCAGCTTAAAGCTCTGATCCAGCAATACACGGAAAACTACGAAGACTCCTTCGTAGCGAACATCCCTGTCTTTGTGGCGCAAGCTGAGCAGCGTATATACAACTCGGTCCAGTTCCCCTCGTTGCGTAAAAACGTATTGGGAACAACCGCAAGCGGCAACAAATATCTGGCTTGTCCTTCAAATTTCTTGGCATCATATTCGTTAGCTATTGTGCGTGCCAACGGTGAATATGAGTTTTTGTTGAACAAAGATGTAAACTTTATCCGACAGGCGTATCCTACCCCAACGGAAACAGCGTTTCCCAAGTATTACGCGTTGTTCGGCCCGCAGTCCAATGATGTCAATGAACTGACATTCATCCTTGGCCCGACACCTGACGGAAGTTATACAGCCGAGTTGCATTACTACTATTACCCAGAGTCCATTGTTACGGCCAGCACCACATGGCTGGGCGATAACTTTGACACGGTGTTGTTGTACGGTTCTTTGTGTGAAGCCTACACATACATGAAGGGCGACCCTGATGTCACTGCAACGTACCAACAACGGTATGTGGAAGCATTGACGTTGGCCAAACGTTTGGGAGACGGTCTGGAGCGCCGCGATGCGTATCGCTCTGGCCAAACAAGGATTGACGTGCCATGAGCATTCTTCAGACTGCAACGACATCGTTCAAGGTGGAGCTGCTTCAAGCAGTTCACAACTTTGGGCCTACGTCACCCAATACATTCAAGATTGCTCTGTACACCGCAGCAGCCGACATTGGCTACGCAACGACTGTGTACACCACAACAAACGAAGTAACTGGTACAGGCTACACGGCAGGTGGGAACACGTTGGTCATCAGCACCAGCCCAACCTCTGGCAATAACACCGCCAGCATCCCTACGGCGTACATCAGTTTTAACAACTCAAGTTGGACAAGTGCTACATTTACGGCCCGTGCAGCGTTGATTTACAATTCCACGCAAGGCAACAAGGCCGTTGCGGTTCTGGACTTTGGTTCAGACAAAACCGTTGCCAACGACACATTCCAAGTCATTTTCCCAACCCCCGACGCTAACAGCGCCATCGTTCGTATTTCATAAGGACACATCATGGAATTCAGCAAAGCCCAAGACAGCGTGAGCGCAGGTCTCATCGCTAACCCGCAACACACTGAGGCCGTTGGTGCTGGCGGCGTTTACACGGTTACATGTGTAGACGCAGAAGGCGCAATTAAATGGTTCGATACGTTTCACAACCTTGTTATGAACGGTGGTGTGCAGGACATGAACACCCAGTATTTCAAGGGCTCCAGTTACACCCCTACGTTCTATCTGGGTCTGGTGACTGGCCCCGGCTCCGGCACAACTTTTGCGGCTGGCGACACTCTGGCTTCGCATGCGGGCTGGACTGAGAGCACAGCCTACTCTGGCTCACGCAAGGCGGTTACGTTTGGCACGGCCACCACGGCCAACCCATCGGTGATTACCAACTCCGCTTCACCTTCTTCGTTTGCCATGAACGCTACAGCAACCATTGCTGGCGCTTTCCTTTGCACGGTGGCAAGCGGTACATCCGGTGTTTTGTTCTCTGCTGGTGACTTTACTGGTGGTGACAAGTCTGTAGCGTCTGGCGACACACTGAACGTGACCTACACCTTCTCGTTGACAGCAACCTAATAGGCTGCGCGGTGTTCGGTTATGCAGCATTCGGCCAAGCTCCTTTCGCTGCCCTTGGTAGTAGCGGGGCAAGCTACAACGTTGCATTAGCCGAAGCCGGGTCAGGCGCAGCTTCATCTGACAGCCCGTTAAATGGCGGCGGCTTAATTTCTGAGGCGGTATCTGGCGCGGCAGAGTTTAATACGCTCAACAACATTTTTTTCACTGATTTTACGGGTTCAGCTTCTACATCGGAGTTGATGACTGCGCAGGGTTTATACATTGCCACTGCGCAAGAAGCCGCCAGCATTCTTGACACGTTAATAGTCCAAACTGATTTTTCTGCGTCTCTTGCGGACACAGTATCTGCCAATGATTTCTTCAGTTCTTTGGGCACATACTCAGCCAACACCTCTGAAGCTGCATCAAGCGCGAACCAATTTACGGTGCTTGGCGTTTTCTCGGCGGATAGTTCTGAGGCTGTATCTGGCGCTGAAAGCATTGCTGCGCAAGGCAATTATGTGGGGCTGACCAACGAAGCGGTTACCGCCTCGGATACATTTGCAGTCCAAACAATTTTTGCAGCCGCATTGGCTGAATACGTATCAGGTATTGACTCTTTAGAAGCGGGCAAACTGTTTGTTGCAGCCGTGAGTGAAGCAGCTTCCGCCGCTGCGGCGTTTGTTGGCAACTCAGTTATTTCTGTTTTTGTCACGGAAACATCTTCTGGCGCATCAGAAACTAATCGTTCATTTGTGCTGGTTGCTTCTATTGACGAGATGGCGTCGGCGACCAGTGCTTACTTTCCATTACGCATTGCAAACGTCAATGTAACGGGTGTTCAGCTTTACGTTTATATTGGGAATGTGCTGGTTTGGGCAACTATTAGTGACACACAGTCTCCAAACTGGCAAAATATCACCAATACACAAACACCCGGCTGGAATAACCTGCCGTCGTAAGGAAAAGACATGGCCCTCGTTTTAAAAGATCGCGTACAGGAAACCACAGCGGTTGTTGGCACGGGCACAATGACCTTGACAGGTGCGGTGTTGGGCTTTCAATCGTTTGCTGCAATCGGTAACAGCAACATCACATACTACGCAGTGTTTGACAACACTTCCGGCGATTGGGAAGTTGGCATTGGCACATACACTTCTTCCGGCACAACACTGTCTCGTACAACTGTTCTGTCTTCAAGCAACGGCGGATCACTGGTCAGCTTTGCTGCGGGCACAAAGCAGGTTATCTGTACATATCCATCCGAGCGGGCAGTGTGGCAAGACTCCACCGGTACGAATACCGTCCAAAACGTGTTCAGCAGCATTACAGCCACAACCGCTACACTGACAAACGGAACCGTCTCTACCGCGCCATCAAACCCCACGGATATCGTCAATAAAGACTATGCCGACTCGATTGCTTCGGGGATCAACTTCCACGCAGCTTGCAACTACGCAACCACGGCGGATTTAGGCACGGTAACGTACAACAACGGTACTGCGGGCGTTGGCGCTACGCTGACCAAGACCTCGCCGTTTGCAACCCTGTCTGTGGATGGCGGTAGCCCAACAGTGGGCCAGCGTATTCTGGTCAAGAACCAAACTAGCGGGCAGTACAACGGCGTCTACACCGTTACCAGCGTAGGTTCTGGCGCGGCAGGCTGGGTGCTGACTCGGGCAACGGACTACGATACAAGCGGCACAGGTCAAAATGAGATTGACCAAGGCGACTACCTTTTGGTTTTGTCGGGCACAGTCAATGCCAATACATCATGGGTTCAGCAGACGGGCCTGCCAATTACCGTGGGCACAACAGCCCTTGTGTTCTTGCAGTTTGCTGCGCCAATCACTTACTCCGCTGGCACAGGTCTGAACCTGTCGCCATCGACCACTTTCAACATTACCAGCACAGGTGTTACAGCCGCATCTTACGGTTTGGCTGGCAGCGTTCCGACCATCGCGGTCAACGCCCAAGGCCAGATCACCTCGGCCTCCAACACCGCGATTGCAATTTCATCGGCAGCAGTCTCTGGTTTGGCAGCATCAGCCACCACCGACACAACCAATGCAGCAAACATAACTTCGGGTACTTTGCCGTCCGGGCGCATCTCAGGTTCTTACACCGGCCTCACAGGCACGGGCGCACTGGCCGCAGGTTCTTTGGCTACAGGCTTTACCGCAGTATCAGCCCCACTTGGCGGCACAGGCCAGACAGCTTACACCATTGGCGACCTGTTATATGCGGACACAACCACCTCACTGGCTAAGCTGGCTGACGTAGCGGTGGGCAATGCCTTAATTTCGGGCGGCACGGGGTCTGCTCCTTCTTGGGGAAAGATTGGTCTGGCTACTTCGGTGTCGGGCACTTTGCCGGTGGCTAACGGCGGTACAGGGGTAACATCCTCAACTGGCACGGGGTCTGTTGTTTTGGGCAGCAGCCCATCCATTACAAGCCCATCCCTGACAACGCCAGCAATTGGCTCGGCAGGCGCAGACTTTGCGGGTTCTACCTCTGGCACGACAACACTGAAAGCATCGGCAGTAGCGGGCACTACAACCATCACAATGCCCGGCACGACTGGCACGATGGCACTGACCTCAGATGTTCCTACAGTGAACAACGGCACATTGACTTTGGCCGTCTCGGGCACTGGGTTAACAGGCTCTGCCACATTCTCAGCCAACCAGTCAGGCTCGTCTTCATTCACCGTCGCATCTAACGCTACTAGTGCCAACACAGTATCGACCATCGTTGCGCGGGACGGCTCGGGTAACTTTACCGCAGGCACAATTACTGCGGCTTTGACAGGTAACGCCACAAACATTACTGGCACATTGGCTGTGTCTCAAGGTGGTACGGGCGCAACGGCCACAACAGGCTCTGGCAACAACGTGCTTAGCACAAGCCCAACGCTGACAACCCCCTTGCTTGGCACGCCAACCTCTGGAACTTTGAGCAACTGTACGGTTGACGGCACAAACTCTGTTGGATATTTAAACATCCCTCAGAACAGTCAAAGTGCGGCTTATACATTGGTATTGGGTGATGCGGGGAAGCATATTTTTCACCCATCTACAGATGCTAATGCAAGGACATACACGATTCCCGCAAATAGCAGCGTGGCTTATCCAATTGGCACGGCAATTACTTTTATAAACATGACTAGCCAAGTGGTAACAATTGCTATTACTACGGACACCATGTATCTCAGTTCTGCTGGCACAACAGGCTCACGTAGTTTGGCTCAATATGGTTCTGCAACAGCCATCAAAATGACTTCAACAACTTGGCTTATTTCTGGGAGTGGTTTGACATGAGTGGCGCACTCCAAGCTGCATACCAAAATTTTCGGTCATTTGCAGTTTTTGCTACTGGCGCTACTTGGACATATCGATCAAGTTTGTCAGGAACTACATATGGGGCCAACAGAGTCAACGCAATAGCATGGAATGGAACTGTTTTTTGTGCAGTTGGCCCTTCTGGTAAATGCGCGACATCTCCAGACGGTATTACTTGGACTTATCAATCTGGCTTATCTTCCACTACTTATGGAACAAGCTATTCTACTGCAATAGGATGGAATGGGACTGTGTTTTGCGTAACTGGCAGTACTGCTAAATGTGCCACATCTCCAGACGGAATTACTTGGACATATCAATCTGGCTTAATAACTGCTTGGAGTACAACTTATACTCCTTCGGCAATAGCGTGGAACGGGACTGTGTTTTGTCTTGCTGGTAATAGCGGTAGAATTGCCACATCTACTAATGGGGTTACTTGGACTGATCAAGCAGGGTTACGGGGAACCGCTTGGGGGCTGACCCCATCTAATTCAATTGTATGGACTGGGTCACAATTTTGCGTCACGGGGGGTGGTATTAATACTGCTACATCTTCAGATGGTGTTACGTGGACTGTCAAAGGGACGTTACCAGATTCTCCAAATGGTTATGCAGCAACTTATGTTGCACTTTCTTGGAATGAAACTGTTATTTGTGCGATAGGCTATGCGTATGACAATAATACTGATGCAGCTATTGCAGTTTGTGCAACAAGCACTAATAGCGTAGCGTGGACATATCGAAGTAGTCTTGAATCCGTGTATGGCACTAATTCAGCAAACGCAATAGCGTGGAGTGGCAGTACATTTTGTACAATTGGTGATAATGGTTCATGTGCGACATCTTCGGACGGTATCACTTGGACTTATCGTTCTACTTTAAGTGCAACAACATGGGGGACAAGCACTACAGGAGCTTCAATAGCAGCAAATACAACAACTTTTGTTGCTGGTGGCAATGCAGGTCAAATTGCTACATCACCATAAAATTTAATAACGGAAAATAAAATGGAAATTAAAATAATTCATTCAATGCGTTGGGCAACACCTGACCACACTTGTGTTTCATTAATTGCAGACACGGATACAGGAGACAATGAAAATATTGGAACTCCTTACAACAATGAATCAATTATTTGGGACGCTGTGCAGGCATTTCCAAAAAATTTAATTGACGAATATGTTGAGCCAATTGAATATGTTGAGCCAATTTTAAGTTTTAAAAATTCAAAAAACTGGCGGTAACACGGGTATCATCCACTTGGCCCAACAACCTTGAAAACGCGTAAAATGTTTGTGGGGTTTCGCCACTGCCCCATCTCAGTGGCTGCTCGGAGTTACACATGAACGATATTGAACTGAAATTGGCTGTTGAAGAAGTGAACGCTTTGTTGCAAGTGCTGGGCGATCTGCCAAGCCGCACGGGCGCATACCTTCTGATGCAAAAGATTAAACTGCAAGCGGAACCACAAGTTCCCACCCCTGAGAAACAAGCAGAGTGATCTGCACAAGGAGCGCTAAATGGCATCAACGTACTCGCCACTCTTACGACTTGAACTGATTGGCTCTGGCGATCAGGCGGGCTTGTGGGGCAACACCACAAACAGTAACTTAGGTACGCTTGTAGAACAGGCAATTGCGGGTGTGGGGTCGATCACTTTGACGGCCTCTACTGATTACGCGCTCACTTCACTGAATGGTGCGCCGGACAATGCTCGTAACGCAGTATTGACGTTTTCAGGTACCCCCGGCGCTACTACCAACATTGTTATTCCAGCTTCGCAAAAACTCTACGTGGTGCGAAACGGAGCGGGCAGCGACCTCATCTTCAAAACCTCAGCGCAGACAGGCGGCGTTACGGTTAAGGCTGGCGATGCAACATTGGTTTTCTGTGATGGCACTTCTGCCCTGTCCGGTATTGTTTCAGCTAACGTAGGAACACTCTCTGTTTCTGGCGGTGGTACGGGCGCTGTAACTTTTACTGCGGGTGTCGTTAGGTCTCCCGGCGGAACAACAGCTTTGACCACTGGGGCCGTGGTTCTTACATCGGAAGTCTCCGGAACTTTGCCTGTAGCCAACGGCGGGACAGGCGCAGCCACTTTAGTTGCTAACAGTATCTTGATTGGCAACAGCACCTCTGCCGTGGCCTCTTTGGTTGGAAACTCCATTGGGCAGGTGGCTACATGGAACGGAACCACATGGACTGCAACGGCTCCCGCAGCCGCTGGTGTTACTTCGGTTTTTACCCGGACTGGCGCGGTCATTGCGCAATCGGGGGACTACTCTGCTTTTTACCCCAGCACAACGGGCGGCGGAGCTTCGGGTAATTGGGGGATTAACATTACGGGTAACGCGTCTACGGCTTCTTCAGCTACGACCGCCACAACAGCTACCACCGCCACTACCGCATTGGCATGTACGGGCAATTCAGCAACCGTCACCAACGGCGTTTATACAAACACTGCGCAAACAATTACTGGGACAAAACAGTTTT